GCGATTACCGTCCTCGCTCCTGCAGCGGTCGCCAGGCACGGCGTGGCTTTACGCCTGTTTCATCGCTGAACCCCAGTCGGGGGTTGTCTGGTCGAGGAGATGAGTGGCGGAGCGGGAGGGATTCGAGGCGGACGGAAAAAACGGCGGATTTCCTGGCCTTTCGATGATTCGAAGCTGCAATGTGCCCCCAGAGATACCCCCTGAATTCAAAAGCTAAGGGGCAATTTCTGCCATGAAAAGGATTGCGCCAGCGCGCCCGCATGGCGAACGACCGCTATGCCAATGGTATAGGGGTGCTGTCTTGCGGCACTCTATCCCTCTAAATTACTTATCCCGTCAGCTTTCAGGCTCTAGTTCGAGCGAAGCCTGCATGGGGAAATATGCATCGGCAAGGCTGCAAGCCAAATTGGCGGCAAGCACTGGAGGGACTGCATTTCCGACCTGAGTGAACTGTCTGGCAGTCGGTCCGAGAAACACATAATCATCGGGGAAGGTCTGCAACCGTGCGCATTCACGCACACTCAAAGTGCGCGGGATTTCCGGATGCAAGTGAGAGCGGCCGCCGCCATTCGTTCCGCCTGCGATAACGGTCTTGGAAGGTTGCGTCGGATCAAGCCGATCAACTCTGCCCAGTTTATCGCGCTGTCCATAGCGCAGCTTCATATACCGCTCGATTGAGCCTGCTTTGTGCGAGCGGGTTTCGTGATTGGGTATACCTTCCGGCAGATCGCTGAGCACACTGGCAGCGCCATAATGCTCTTGTGCGACTGGAAATTTGAAAGACGCGTTGGTGCGAGATCCAACGACAAAAAGCCGTTCACGATACTGAGGGACGCCATGATCGGCTGCATCGAGAACGGTCGGCTCGTTCACAATATAGCCGTGGTCAGCCAGCATCTCGATTGCAGCTGTCAGCTGTTCGCCACCGTCAAGGTCACGCAGCCCTGGCACATTCTCCACGACGAAGACCTTGGGGCGAAATTCAATGATCAGTCTGACATAATCGAATAGCAGGTTGCCGTTCTTTTCATGGGCGAATCCAACCCGCTTGAAGTTATCTCCCGACCGCGAAAACCGCTGATTGGCGGCAATCGAGAATGGCTGGCATGGTGGGCCGCCGATGAATACCCCGTCGAACGGCTTGCTGATCAGAGGTTCCAGAGCGTCTCTGACCTCTTCGAATTTGGACACATCGCCACTGCTATATGGCGGTCCGAAAACCTTCCAGCCGGGACGGTTCTTTCTCAGTGTGCGGCAGAAAATCTCGTTATATTCGAACGCTGCCACATGCTCGAAACCGATCTGTTCAAAGCCAAGATCCATACCGCCGCAGCCAGTGAAAAAGCTCACCACCGGCACACCATGAACGCGTTGGCTGAAGTCTGAAAGCTTGGACGGCGATCCACCTGTCCACTGCTTTTCGAATGCCCGCTCGTAGACCAGGTCATCGTAAGATTTGCCGGCGCCGCTTAACGCATCTGCCAGATCCAGATCGTTCCTCACAGCATCCGCGATAAGCCGTTGCTGCACCGCATAGGTGAAATCAGGAGCCTTTGGCTTTTTGGTGGCGGCTGGCATCAAGGGTCCCTTCGATCTTTTTTAGCGGCTTCATAGACTGCCCGGGCTTCCTTCGCATCAGCGAAGTCCTTTCGCCCGTTAGCCTTGAGCCACATTGCATAATACCGGTGCACTGCCCTGTGACAAGTCGGGCAAAGCGGCACAAGGTCTGTCAGATTGGTGCCTCCCGACGATGACCTCGTTCCAGAACAAAGCGGCAACACGTGATGGATGTCAAGCACCCGGTCAGCCCATGGAAACTCTTTCTTGGTGTCTTTCTCGCAAAAATCACAGCACGTGGTCGGGTTCTTGGCAAAGAAAGCTGACCTGACGTTGGCATTGCGCTCGAGAACGATGTGTGTCCGTTCGACACGGGTGCCTTCCGAAAAGCCAGCGTCTACGGTTTGGTCGATGATCGTTTGCGAATAATCCAATTCAAGCTCTGCAACCGCCCCCTCATAGACATCTGCCAGAGCCATGATCTCCCGTTCACGGTCATCCTCATCACCTGTGACCGGTGCCAAGCCTTCGAACACGTCAAGCGCATCGGCTGACATCAGGGAGACGGTCACTGAGGTCGATGTTGCGCTCAGGTAGGATATCTGGCTGATGACCTGGATGCTCTCTCGAGCCTGCCTGTGATCGTCAGAATCCCAATCCTTCTTTGCAAGCGCTATGAAGGCGGATTGATCCTCATCCCCGGAAAAACCGCTTTTCACATAGGCGCCGATAATCTCGCGATAGGTCGATGTCGGCTGTCCGATGTTCGACCTCGCCAGCAAAAACTTCAGCGTAAACAGCAGCGGGAAACGGGGCTTGTCAGTCTTTTTCCATTCCTGAAACGATGGCGCCGGATCCGTGAACGTCTGGGCAAGGAAGTGAAAATACTCGTCTGAGGTGACCTTCCCATCCTCTGCCAGCAGCTTCGCCACCTTTGTCGGTTTGGCTACGCCATCAATAGATGCCACCAACATGGCGGTTCTGAACACCCGGGAGTAATTGCGCCAAGGCGGGTAGTCTTGGCTGGCCGGCAAAAATGGGAGGCCAGTAGCCTCTGACAGTGCCTTGTGAGTTGCAGTGCGCAGATTATTGGCAACTGCAAATTTTGCGATCTTCCGTATTTCATCAAACTGGAAATACTCGATTCGCCCTTGGTCAAAGCGCCACATACCTTTTCCCTTTCCGGGCAAGGTTTAACGCGACGGGAAAACAAGTACCACCCTGCGACTCAGTCCATCAACAGACTTATCTCATGCGGGCCATGCATCTCGGCTTGCCATCGCCCGCCGCAGCTGGGACCATATGCATGTGCAGGGAGACGCACATGGACAGACTGGATATCGATCAGGACCAAATTTGGATCCTGGACCGCTTCTATATGGGCATAAAAGAGCCGGTAGCGTGGCCTCTCGAAGGTGAACGCCCGGGCGAACCGATGGCAGCTGTGCTTGCTTGGTTGCGCGCAGGCGCGCAAGATCCGCGATGCCTCTGGTGGGTTGTCGAGAGGTTCGGCACACAGGAACTGGTCGATGCGATCGACGAATTACGCCAGATCGAAGGGATGCTGGTGGAACCCGCCTGCGACTGGGCTATCAGCTGGCTGCGCCGATGTGCGACCGATGCGTTCGGCTTTACCGATATCGGCCCCGATGGCACCCGGACATGGGAAACCTAGCCTTTGAGCCGGGCTGCCCATGCGTCGAGTGTCTTTGCCTTTTCGCGCTCTTGAGCCGATAGGACTTCGATCCGCTCGCCGGCCTTGATCGTCGGATCCGCCACCTGTGCGGTCACGAAAAACGTTCCGATTATCAGCGAAAGCCCTATGGCGCCCAAGACGATTTCACGCATCACAGCATATCCACATAGTCGAACTCAGGTTCCCGGGCCTGCGCAAACGCTTCCACCAGTTCAGGAACAACATCGTCCGGGTTTCCGTCATAGCGACGATGCAATGTGATCTTGCCATCGGCGTCCAAGGCGATTTCATGAACCCGACATTCGGCGTCGACGATAAACGCTTCGCCACCTCTCATCAGGTCTATGATCATTTCGTGCGACATTATGCTTTTTCTCCCATGGTGATTTAAGGCCATCACAGCCTCAACTTATCACTTCTAGGACGGCTTAAGCAAATCGCCAAATGAACTTAACGATACTACTCTTTAGGCGTAGATAAGGCGATCATCAGCCGCTTATGCGTCTCGGGTCCGACCGTCCCGGAAAACTCCCACAGCCAGTTGCCATCGGGCAGTTGCTTGGGGTTCAAGGTGAGGGCGTGTGGATCGACCTCTGCATAGAGGCCGGGCACCAGATCGGAGGCTTCGACCTCCATTACAGCGGCAAAGGCTTCGATGATGTCGAGAGAGGGAGGATGACGGCCTAGCAGCCAGCGGCTCATCTCCCAATTGGCGACCTCCCGGATCTTGCTGTCATCCTTGGCGTCACGGATGTTGTTCGCCTTGAAATAATCGTTGACCATATCGACGACCTGGACCTGCTTCAGGCTTCTGGCATCGACCAGTTTAGCGGCGTTCTGGGCAAATGATTTCTTCACTTGTTCCCGGCGCTTGGCAATGTTCGAAACAAACTGGTAGTCGATTTCCGAACTGGGACGCCGGGTTCTTTTCGGTTTGTCTGTTTCAGCCTTTTTCGGTTCGTTTGTTTCGGACTTTTTCGGTTGATCGCTCATCATACGCTCCCTTTTCCCTGAGACGCTGAGTTATCGACGATTAGAAAGATACTTGATGCATCCTTTTTACAATCGCAAACTATGACCGGCAATAGCCAAAAATGCTTTAAAATACAGCTTTTATGGTTAATTTTCGTGCCAAAATTGGAAAATGTCGATAATTCAGCGTCCTAGGCGGGAAGGGTGCATCACGGCAGAGCCGCCACATGTTCCGGTTCAATTATGGGAAGATCAGCCAATACGTGCACTTGATCCTTGGTCTGGACGGGCATTCTAGCCATCTCTGCCTCCCAAGCGTAACGTCTGTCACGAGCGTCCCGGGCAAGCCTGTTGCGATCGACAATAGCCTCTGAGCTTAGCCATCCCAAGCGGCCGGCAACCGTCCGGCGCAGGATCGTCATTTCGTGCTGAGAGAAGCCGTTGGTGCTGAACACATCGTCCAGTCCGACCGGATTGCCCTTGATCACATATTTGAACAGCGGGTCGATGCACCATGTCGAATAGGCGGCATTGCGCTCCATCCGCTTCACATCGCCCTTCAGCAAAAAGATCAGATCATTCGTCTTGTAGGCCGGATCGTCATTGCAGACCTGGTGCCACCGCTTCCACATGTCCGACCGGGAGGCAGGTGCCTTATCCAACCATGCCGAAAGGTGCTTGTCGCGGTTCTGACGGCTTTCGCTGGCGACCAGCATGGCAACCTGCAGTTCACGGCCAAAGCAAGGGTGCAGACGGGTTGTGCCGCCTTCCTGCGGCCATGAACCAATCGGCTTTCCTACCTTGCGCAGGCGACGATTGAATTCTTCGCCAAAGGCTAGCGTGATCGCCTCCCATGCCTTGCCGTCCGCATGCGCCAGGCAATCGCTGATGCCGTCCGGTTCGATCACATAGAGATAGGCAGCACCCTTGCGGATGGTCAGGATATGGACGCCTGCCTGCGCATTGCCGACCGATATCCCGAACGGTGCGCCATCGCCATCGGCCGGTGTCATCAGCTGGCGATGCAGCTTGCGACGGGTTTCATCCTCGCGTTCGAGGGCTGCGGTTTGAAAGTCCTTCATGTCTGCCTCCCTCACTTGCTGCTACGGCCGCGACGGGCGGGTTTGGCCTTTTCCGGGTTCTGGTCAGCCAGATGTTTGGCGTAAACGCCCTCCCATTTGGCCGTGGTATAGGAGCCGGCGATTGCCGCCCGTCCGAGAGGATGATCGAGCACCAGATCTGTTATATCCATCGGGGGAGGGGTGAAGCGGTCAGCAGAGGTGTGGCGAACGAGCACCCGGGTGACACCCTCTTCGATGCCCTTCACGTTGCCCTTGGAGACGCCAAAGCAAATCACCTTGCTGGATTCGCTGACAAATCCCCATCCGTTATCGCGCACCAGCTGCTCGAGGGGAGGATAGGCAAGCCATGCGTTCAAGACAGCACGGCCTCCATCGACCAATCCTGCGCTGCCCTTGGTCTGACGACGTGCGGCGCGGATGTTGCGGGTTTCATCTTCCTTGGAAAAGTGGTGAGCCCAGATCCATGTCGGACCCAATTTCGAGAAAGCCCCGGCATGGCGCATGATCGCCTGTGCCTGCTTTGTGTTGTTGTCGATTTCGATATCGGTCAGGGCGGCTGCGGTATCGGCGATGATCAGATCCTGTGGTGTCTCTTCGCAGAATGCATAAAGGTCATCGCCATCTGCCGTCCGCTTGACCCTCTGACCTTCAGCCCGGAAAAGAACGTCGATTTCGTCGGAATTGATCAGCAGCAACCTGTCCTTCCATTCGCCGCCCGGATTTTGCTCCAACCAGCGGTCGCGCATCTTTGCCCCTTCAAGCCCCAGGAACCCGTCAACGGCAAGCTCATCGCCCTCATCGCCGCTGATATAGATGACCCGACCGCCATTCCTGGGCTTGTTGACCGGTTTGCCCATCCACATCATGCCCGGCACCCAAAACACCGTCATCAGGGCAAGTCGCTTCAGTTCGGTGGTTTTGATCAGCCCGCCTTCCGATGCGAACAGGATCGCGGTTCTCGAGGGGATGAGGCCTTCGACATCGAATGCGGCCCGTTCGGAAAATGGACGATCAAGGAAGGATGCGTCCTTGGATTTCAATATCCGGTAGAGGCTGCCTGTCTTCTTTACGCGAGCGGCAGCGATGCTCTCTACGCGAGAGCTTGTTTCTGGTGGCATGTTGTTAGTCCTTGTCTCTCGAGGGTTTTGTTACGATGGCGACTGCACCTGGCAGTCAGTTAGATGGCTAGCGCGTATTGGCCGGTGTAACGGCCCGTTTCGACAAGGAAGATCAGGCTTGGATCGTAGCGGCTTTCGCGCTGCCGTTCCCGCTGGCTTGTCAGGCAAACAACCTTCGATGACCGCTCGGCACGCTGTGCGCGCACCTTGTCTGCTATACGGTCAAGGATATTGGCTGCCTCTTCCCTCAAAAACTCGGAATCGATCCCCAGCACTGTGCAGTAGCGATCTATCAGATCGACCCCGTGTCTCGGGGGCACCAGCAAGGATGTTTGTTCGATCCCGCACGCATCCGGATGTTTGATCACCTCACCTTCTGCATCCATGAAGGCTGTCTTTAGCACGGCGGCTGACAAGGCTGCTAGGCCGGACATGTCCTTCGGTTGACGGTCGACATACAGATCGATGAGCAGAGCAAGGTTGCGGAACTCGCTGTTATACAGGGCTTTTCCACCCCAGCGCCGAACCGAATCCTGAATTTGCTTATCTGACATGCGTCCTCCCGATGAATGGAAAGATGCCTCAACACCCGTTTCGCGTCAAGCTATCAATAGCTACAAAATGCAAAAAAATATATTAGGCATTCTATAGAGTGCGCTGTGAATTGTTCGGTAAAATCGGGGTTATTGGAATTGTCCATGCATTCTGTTGTCGCAAAGCGGGACAGGTCTGTGATATGATGACCGCATGGCAAATCGCGTCACCATCGATGTCCGGGTCATAGGGCTGAAAAGCTTTGCTGAGTCCATGGGCGCCATGGGGCGCAGTGCATTCAACCGGTCGCAGCGCAAGGCCGTCACCTTCCTCGCCAAGGACTATCGCAAGTTCAAAACCGGCAAGATCAACCGCGACATCGACCGCCCGGCGCCGTTCACCAAGCGGGCCTATGATTTCGATGGCGCAGCCCGTTCCGGCGATATCGTCTCGAGGGCGTTCGTCCGCACAAGGCAGAGCCAATATCTGGATCTGGTTGAAACCGGCGGCATCAGGCGCAGGCGCGGCAAGAACCGTCCGTTTGCCGTCAAGCCGCAGTTCCAGGATCGCTTCGGTGGTGCAGGTGGTGCCAAGGCTATCGAGCGTCGCTTCATCAACAAATCCGCCAGGCCATCGAGCCGGACGGCAAGCGGTCAGCCCCGATACAAGACTGGCGACCGGGTTTACCGGGTGCTGAAGCTGCGCACTGCCACAGGCGTGATCAGCGGCGTATTCGAAAAGCGCAAGATGGGCGGTCGCACCACCCGCAGCCGTATCAGGGCAGGGAAGGGCGCATGGCGCACCCGGCTGGTGATCAGGCTCATGAATCAGGCCCGCTACAAGCCGCAGCTGAATTTCGGAAAGGATGCGCGCACCTATGCCCGCACCCGCTTCCCGTCGCTGTCCCTGCGGCTCTTCAATCAGGAACTGGCACGGCTGCAGAGCAGAGGCAGACGCTAACACAGGGAGAGTGTATGACCAGCTTCGAAGCACGGATGCTCAAGATCGAAAACAGCGTCAGCCGCAGTCTCAAGTCGCTTGCCCGCGTGATGGCGAACAACCCGCCATCGAACATGTGGAACCTGAAGCAGCATCATGACACGCTGGTCGATTCCCTATGCCGGGATCTGCTGTCCACCCCTTCGGTCATCGATAATCCTGACTGCGAGCTCTATGCTTATTTGATCGCGGTCGTGGAATCGATCGGGTGCGACATGTATGCGCAGGAAGAGGATATCGTATCAGGCACACAGGCCGGCTGGCAGCTTGTCCGGATTTTTTGCGACCCTGCGGTGATCGGTGCTTACACTCTCCAAGGCAGGCACAAGCAACGAATGCAGGCCGTGTTCGTCACAATCGAGACGATGAAATGCTGGCTGTTCGTGACCGAGACGATCATGGATGCCATGCACTCGAGCGATGTTGCCAGGACGCTCGGCTGCCTGATCAGCGATCCGGAAGGGAAGGGGCGCTAGAGGGGGCGATCAGGCGGGTAGTTGATGTGTGTGGTGGCAGCCACGAACTGCCTCCCGTCTCCGCTTTTCAGCAATTTTCCTTGGTAATAACGGATATCCCTGTGTCTGAATTGCCCATCCTCGTCGCAACAGACGTGAATTTTCAGCAGTCATGAAGCCATCAATTCTTACATCACGACACAGGCTAGGATGTGCAATTACCTCGCAAAGGCGCTTGCCAATCATACTTTCCAATATGATTGCTGGCATATCTCCAAAAATCCAGATTGATCCAGAATTGTCGACAAATCCTATCTCTTCGTTGTTCTTGTTCGTGAGTGTCGTGGAGATTCTCTGAGAGAGAAGATTCCAACGTTTCTTGCCAATGTGGCTTCTTCTTGGCCTCTTGCTGACGCTGCCCATCACGCGGCCTCCCTCATCATCACACGCGGCGCCGGACGCGCATCGTGCACCACGCCGTCAAGCATGCGCCCGTTCTTCTTGACGCCTCTACGGACACCATCCTCGCCAAACGCACCCCATTGCTTGAAGTGAAACGCCCGCCCCGAAAATTCACACTGGTCGCGGATTGATCGAACCCATGCCGCATGCATCGGCCTTGCGTCTTTGCCTGTTTCCCCGCCTACGATCACCCAATCGGGTGCGTGGTTATCGATGATCGGGTTGAGCAGAGGTTCAAAAGCGTGGCGATCGACAATGATCGGGCTAAGCAGCGGTTCAAAGCTGCCGAATGTGAAGGCCGCACCATTTGCACCAGCGACAGCAAGCTTCATCCGGTCCCGGTCGTATTCCTCTTGGTTGGCAAAGGTTGCGCCAAGGCCAACGTTGGAAGGGAAGCGGTCCCGACCGATCTCATCCATCAGGCGCCCGACATTGCCAATGCGCTTGGTGAGCAACAGCCAAGTGAGGGCGGGGGTGGCTTCGATCAGGTCGAACAGATCAGCCCGCCAAGCCGGATCTGCCTGATTGTCGAACACGTCGGCAAGCGATGCACAGAAGACGAAACGCTGTTTGCCAGATTGTGCGGCCTCCCGGTTCCATGTGCGCGGCTTTGCCCAGTTGGCAGCTTTGGTGCGGACGGGCTTGGTGCCCCATTCATAGCCGAACCTGACACCCCATGTGGCGGCGTAGCAGTGGTCACAGGCAGGCGAGATGCGGGTGCAGCCGATCCACGGGTTGAAGGTGGCGTCTGCCCAGCTGATGTGTGTGGTGTCAGCCACGGGAGGCCTCCCGTTTTACAAGCTTTAAAGCATTTCGCGATTGCTCCAGAGCTTCGCCGCTTATGCGGCACCAGTGCGAGCCGTCATCCTCCACTGGCGAAAGATGGGTGGTTTCATAAACCATATTCGACAGGGCATCTGTCAGCGCGGCTATGATTTTGCTTTGATCTTTTCGGCTGTAAAACATCACGCCGCCTCCTCGTTGTACAGCCAAGCGATCAGATCTGGATATTGCTGACGAAATTCAGCAGGGATGCGTTTGCGGATTTCAATAATGTCGATGTGTACGGGACGGTCGAACGTCAGAAGAAGCGATTCCTCCTTAAAGTCCGACCATATGATGATCGCATCGAAGCCGGGCATGCCCTCTTCGAAAGACCAGTGACCGATGATCTCACCGCCTGTCTTGCCGACCATCGCAGCCAACATAATGTCAGGAATGGACTTTGATTTAACTATGACCGAATTTTGAAATGGGCCTGAAAAGTCGTAAAGCTCGGCAGTGTAATGGTTGCGAGGCATCAATATCACATCTGGTTTCCTAGGATTCATATCCTCTGGGATTGTCCAAAAATGCATTCGGCCATGCGCTATATCGATCGCCTTGGATCTGATCTGGAATTGAGCTTTACCGTTAACCTTTACAAAATCAGCCATCACGACACCTGCAATTCAACAGCCGGCACACCATAGAACTCAGCGATCTTGTGGCACGTGCGGCGGGACATCTGCGGACGGGTTTCCACCTTCCAGATCAGCGCAGGCTTCACGCCGATATGCCGCGCAAGGTCCGTCTGGCTGTGCCCCGCTGCATTGCGCAGGGACTGGATCTTCAGGCCGATCGGGCAGCGGGCAGCTTTCTCGTTCGCGCGGCCCCGATAATGGCCGATGACCTTATAGGCTATGTCGCTGGAACCCTCTTCACCCCGCTCCATCCGATGGATGAACAGGGCAGGGATATTTAGGCGAATGGAAAGGTCGATCACGCTGTCACCAGCGTCAAGGCGCAGCTTCTGTGCGCGGGAATTGAGGGGTAATGCGGACATTGAAATTCTCCCTTTAGGTTCGAGACACCGCCAATTCGGTGCCTGCCATCGCCGGGACCGGACCCTCACCCGGTCCCGGCATGTGGACGTTCCTCCGATTACGTTCCCCCATCAACATGCCAGGTCCGGCGGGAGAACTACCCAAGCAACGCTCAGGCATCGAAGGCTTCGAGGCGGTGTCCATTCCGCCTAAGTCTCGGAACTTACGCCGGACCAATTCCTATTGAATAAGATACTCTATGCCTCTTGTAAACAACAAAATGCTATAAATCGCCATCAAGATCATCTTTTTCTTCGTCATCGACGAAACCTTCAGGCGACAGGGACGGGTCAAAGCCCTCCCATCCGTCCTTCCAGGACTTGCGAGGATCGCCTTCAGGGGTTTCCTGGATCCAGTGGGCATGCTCTTCGAGGTAGCTCTGCATATCTGGCCACAGCTGCCACGCCAGCCCGATCAGCGACGGCCGCGCCTGAGCGATATGAGCCTCATCGCATCGCAGGATCGGCTTCAATTCCTCAGCCCGCTCTTCCATCTGACGCATCAGCCAGTCGATCGACTTTTCACCCCAGTTCATCTTGCCAAGGCACAGATCCCGGACGGTCGACTTGCCGAGATCCAGCTGGAACCGGAATTCGCGCCGGTCGATGGCGATCAGCCGTGCCAGAGCCGAATAGACACAGGGGAAATCCTCCAGCTGTCCGGCAACCGCAGGGCTAATCCCCTCCCAATAGGGCATGAGGATGTTGATCCGGGCTTCCTGATCGTCCCGGTAGCTTTCGGGCAACGAACCCTCATACGCGTCCAGAAGGAAGCCAGCGGCGATCCCTGCGCCTTCGGTCGCCAGCATCATCGCAGCCCGGGCGAGCACAAGATTGGGGACAGGGGTATCGAGCGTCTTGTTCGTGCTGACCATCACCTTGCGGGCATCTTCAGCCAAGCGATCAGTCAGGCCGGCAATGCGCTGGATCTGGAACTGCAGGGTGGGCCATTTGCTCACCATCTGCGCCGATATCCCGTCCCTCTTGGTCCACAGCAACGCAGCCGCCCCATCTTCGACGGGCAGGTTCAATGAGGCCGCAATCGACCCGACAAGGCTGTCAGCAGTGCTCGTGCGCTCGGAAATAGGAGTGGTAAAGGCGGGGCGGATAGGCATCAGGCTCGTTCTCTTCTCAGTCGTTCGGCTTTGCAGGATTCTTCAACCGCCTTGCCCATGCACATCGCGGCAATGGTCAGTAGCAGCACGGTCACCACCACGACCTCGTGGAGCATCATGCCGACATAGAGGCCGAACAGGACGGCAAACACGGAAAGGATGAAATGGATGATGCGGGAAATCATGGTTTGACCTCCAGATAATCGAGGGTGTTCTCGTCGAAATGGAGCACAAGCGGATCCCTTGGACCCAATTGCCTGACTTCGGCAGATTTAATGACCAGATCCATGATCGGGCGTCCGTTGAGAAGCCGATGGCTAAAAACTTCTGAAAGCCGGCGTCCAGGAAGCGATGCGACGATAGTTTCGGGCAGCGATGTCCAGATATAAATATCGTCTTCCCAGAGCCTGCAGCCATCGAGTCCAAGCCAATTACTAACTATAAACTTTTCGGGTAAAGCCTTCAGGCTGGTGCAGCCTTCAAGGTTAAGCCATCTATCAACAGTCAGACCATTGGGCAGAACCGTAAGGCTTGTACAGCCTGATAGGTCGAGCGATCCATCAACGGTCATACCATCGGGCAGGGCTGTTAGGCTGATGCAGCAGTCGAGGTAGAGCGATCCATCAACGGTCAATCCATCAGGAAACGTCTCACCCGCCAAAATCGCTTCATAGGCCTCATTTGCCGGCATCCTGCGCATCACGCCGCCTCCCTGCCCAGACCGCCAACCTTCGAAAGGCTATCGAGCGGGTTGCCGTCAAAGTTCAGCACCACCTCGCCATCAAAGTCTCTGCGAGCCGCTCTAATGACCATATCCATGATCGGACGTCCGTCGAGCAACCTGTGGCTCATCACTTCGGACAGGCGACGGCCTGGCATGTCGGCGACCACCATTTCGGGCAGATCCTGCTCAATGACCAATTTTTCATCGTCGATGTAGCAGTCATCGATCCACAGCCAGCGAGCCGTCGAACCGGTTTCCTGGGCAATGAACAGAGTGTCCGGCAGCCGGTCAATGATCGAGCAATAGCCGTCGAGAAAGAACGCGCCCTTGACCAAAAGCCCTTCAGGAAAGTCCTGCCCCTCCAAGAGCGCATCCCGCGCCTCATCCGCATACATGACCCTCATCTCACACCTCCATTGTGCTGCAGCGTGGCAAGAACGGGGTCCATTTCAGGGCTGATCGAACGGCGCCCGCCTACCACATGGTCAAGCGCGTCGATAAGGTCGGAAAAATCCTCAAGGGGAGCGTTTCCAGACGCATCGGGAATGGATGGGGCGGCAGCCGCCCGCTTCATCGCCAGACCGCCCAGAATCGACCGAATGCGCCAATCAGCAGTGCCCTTGTATCGGGCTTCAGCCAGAGCTTCCTTGAAATCGGAGAAAGTCTTCAAAGCCATGATGGCTCTCCCTTATCATTTCGCCACCGCCAATTCGGTGCCGAGAAAAATCACCCTAAATTACATCATGCATCCTGTCAACGATCAAAAGCCATAAAATGCTACAAAAGGCAATCTGCTGACCATCGGGGCCGGTCATGACCGGTTGACCGACCCCTAGGTTTCTCGTTCCGCCCCATCAGGAAAGGAAAGGTGTCTCAGCGGGCTGTCTTCAAGCGTGATGAACAGAAGATCATTCTTACCCCATTTGAGGCTCTTGATCTTCAGATCCATTATAGGCCGCCCTTTCAGCAACCTATGGCTAAACAGAGCCGACAGCGGCATCCCCGGCAGAGCGGCAAAGATGATCTCAGGCAGTTTGCAGGTGATGCAGACGCAATCATGGCGGATCAGACACTCGTCCAGAATGAGCGAGCCACCAATCGTCAGCTTGTCCGGCAATGCTTCGAGGTTCGGGCATCCCTTCAGGCTCAGCCAACCAGGAACCATCAGCACCTTGGGAAATCTGGTCAATTCCTCGCAGTCATCAAACGAAATCCAAGCTTGGATAAGCAACCCATCCGGGAATGGATCACCTCTCAGAATCGCCGCTTTCGCCGAACCAGCAAATAGATACTCCATCAAGCCAGCCTAAACAGGCACCGGCCCGCTTGTCGATCAGGAAAGTCTAACCAGAGGCAGGCACGGTTGCTTCGGCCTTCCCGCGCAACTCATGAACAACCAATGCGGGGCTAATTGACGGGCGAAATCAAAGCACTGATCAACCCGCTCCAGATCACCATCCGTATGGCATTCGTGCGCCCGGGACATGAGGGACGTGATCAGATCGGCCGTGTCCGTCCATCTCAGCGCTTCCTCGAGCCGGCTGCCGTCCTGGACCAATTCCGCCTGGCAAAGCGCATCCCGGAACGCATAGACGATATCCGCAGCCTCATCCCATGTCACACTGCCACCAAAGGTCATCGCCTTGTCGCAAGCCCGGAAGGCAATGCCCGCAGGGACGAACGATCGATAGTCATAGGGGTGAGATACATCCGGAATGGATGTAAATGGGGAATGGGAATGGCGAGAGGATCCAAACTGGACCAGAGAGACGGGCATGGCATAGCTCCATGTTCAGGTTGCTGACGACGGGCCATCATCAGGCAGGGCATCACCCTGCGACCATCGGGACCGGATGACCGGCCCCTAGGTTTCGGCCTTAGTCAGCGATGTCATCGAAGCCGCAAGGATCGTAGGTGCGCTTGCCGTTAGCTTCCATGCAGATATCTATCCGCAACATCTCAATCTCTCTTGGGCTGTATTCCAGTTCCATCCATCTTTCAGCGGCTCTACGCGTCGGGAACGATGCAAGATCGTGTTCGCCTTCATAGCCGGCGTCTTCAACAACTATGTGTTTTACTGCTGACATGATCATATCTCCTTGATTATGAAAGACAGCCCGACAAACGGGACCAAATGGAACGACGAACAGGCGCCGGGACATTCGCCCGCTCATTGGCCAACGCAGCCTGCAGAGCACCAGAAGCGGAAAGAATGGATGGATGAGAATGGAAGGTCATGGGCTGGGCCTCTCGATGGACGGGGCTGGATCAAGCGGCAGAACGAGCCAGCTCAGCACGAGCGGCGTCCAGTTCCTTCTTGATAGCGCGCACGCGGGCAGCAGCGGCCTTCTTGGCGGCATGGGCGGCTTTGAATTCAGCTTCGGTCATTGGATTGTCCTTTCGATGGTCGACCCCGATTCGGTGTCGATAGATGAACAATAGGATACGCAATGCATCCTGTCAACAGGCAAATGCAAAATAATGTGATGATCAATGAATGGATGAATAATGGCTTGGTGCTGATCAATGCAGAGGTCTGGGCTGCAGGTCGATGTCAGCAAGAGGCTTGCAGGTTTTTAACGTGACCGGGTGGCAGAGGCTGGGCGGGTGCTCGAGGGGAGAGGTGGAGCGGGCGCCGGGGCTGGTGGTTGTGGTGGTGCGCCTGGCGGGCTCGGGGACTGGATGGGGACTGGATGGGGACTGGATGGGGAGGGGTCGACGGTATGTAATGTTATATCATAACTTTTCCGCAATAATGAGATGTTACAACATTACATTGATAATGATACATTATATCATCACCAATGATATAATGTATCATTACGGGTCCTCCCGGAGGGGGGCCAAGGGTCTGCGCTGGGGTTGCTACATCCCAGTATCTTGCGACTTTTTGAATTTTTTTTGGTGATTTCTTCTTCCTAGGGCGTTTTTCCCTGTCATTTTTGCCGATGTCATCCCCCGTAGGGGGATGTTCGCCCTGTGCGGCCATGTTTTTGAGGCTTGCAGATTCAGAAACGCGATCCGGTTTCGATATTCCTCATTTCCGACTGCAATATCGCACCGCTTGACATGGCTTCAGCAACTTCTGTCAGCTATAGCCATCGGGCAATGCACAGGGGGTGTCAGGCTTGGTCGGAAAGCTAATCGACTGGATCAATCGGCTGATCGATGTCCGAGGATGGTTCCTGTACATCCTCGCTGCTGCCGGAATTACCGGGGCAAGCGGAATGGCCTTCGCCGTTTCACTCGTGTCCTGGGCAAAGCCGTATGCGCCGATCATCATCGTGCTGCTGATACCATTTGCGGCCGTTCTTTTTTCATATGGTGCTGCGCTGGTGCTCAATATCTTCCTGAAGCGTCGGGACATAGAGCTTCAACAGGCGGCAACAGACGCATTGCAGCTCGCTGGCAGGATCGATCGAAAGCTTAGCAACATCGCATACGGCATCGTTAAGCCTGATACCATCGAACCCATCATCCTATCGGCAAAGGCGATGCGAGATAAATTCCACAGGCTTGGCTTCCCTGTGCCGATGAACACGCATTCGGATCCGCTGAAGGCGATGAAGCACCTGTCTCAATATTTCAGATTGGTTGGATATCAGATCCAGCATGGCAATCATGCTGCGGCGATGGAGGATGCTCGGAAGTCCGCCGATTTCAAAGAGTGCTGATTTCCGGTCACGCAAAAAATCTGCAAGCCCAATAGAACGAACCTGTGTTCATTCCTTACCCTGATAGGTTATCCCTTAACCCTGTGTCTGGTCATGAACCTATGTCTCCTATGAGACTCCCTATCAACCATAGGTTACGTCAAAACCAGACAAGCCTAAAAACACCAACCCATCCTCATTCCTGACCTTTGCAGATAGGGCGAGGTGCAAACCTGTGAAACAGGCAAAAACAGATAAAGCGCATACGCTTTATCTGTTTTTGTCCGTTGTGTAAACAACGGATTTGCACTTTATCACGCCCTAACCGCAAAAAAATACATCATGGGGTGTGAGGCGAGGTTTCCTATAGAATCTATCCCCAAAGCCCCTTCCTTTCCCGACGCCCGCCCGCGATCTAGCATATCCAAGCAACGATGTGCTAAAACTGCAACATGTCAAAGCGGACACCACCTGCCAGAAAGCCAAACACCGGGAAGCCGGCACGCGCACCTCGCAAGGCACCAGCCAAAAAGCCTGCGCCCGAACCTGTGGTCGAAGATGAGCCTTCAGCCGAAGCCGCTCCAAGCCCTCGTGCCCGTGCTGCCCAGACTATCAAGATATCGACTGAGGTTGCCGGCAAGATCGTTGGCCTTTCCGGTCGGCAGCTCCAGAACCTGAAGATCGAAGGCTGCCCGCTTCCCGATGGCGGCGTTCGGACGCTCGAGGAAATCCGCTCGATTGTCCTGTGGCGTATGGATCAAATCCGAAGAGACGCTGGCGATGACCGGGATGTCGATGATCTTGAGGTCGAAGAGAAGCGCACGGCCCTGAAGGTCAAGCAGCTGAAACTGGCTAAGGAACTGGACCTCGTTCTCGACGCGGATGAATACCTCCATCATCTCTCCACGCTTTGGGTCGAGATGAATTCCTTGCTCGATATCATGGGCACACAGCTTGCGCCGTTGCTGGTCAGCATCGACGAGGCCGATGTCATTGCCGACAAGATCGACGATTTCGTCGCTGATCTGAAAAAGCGGTTCAACCCCGATGAAGCCATGACGCCTGTCCGCATAGATCACGATCCGTTCGGCGATGATGTAGCTGAAATCAGTTTCGATGACGATGATGACGACGATGGCGAGTGAACCCGGCTATAAGCTGAGAGAGGTTGGCTTCCACCAGTTGGCCAATCATATCCGGGAGCATCACCCGGAACTCAGCCGCAACATGCGTCGGAAGATCGCTGATACGGTCAGGCGGGTTTTCAAGCCGCGACCGAAGATGACGGCAGATCAGTGCGCCGATGAATTCCGCTACATCCCCAAGGAAGCGTCGGCAGACTACGGCAAATACCGCGTCGGCACCTATGCGATCGCCTATGGCCCGCTGAGGGCAGTGACCGAAAAGGGCGTCCAGGTCATCACGATCAGCGCATCGACACAGCTGATGAAAACCAGCGTGCTCGAGTGCATCGTCCTGTATTTCATGATCATCGACCCGTCTCCGATGATCTTGCTGCAGCCGACGAAAAATCTGGCCAAGGTTTTTTCCACCCGGAAGATCGATCCGCTGATCAGCCATACCCCGAGAGCAAGGGACGTGCTGATCAAGGCGACGAATGCCATGAAGATTTTCTTCGGTGGCGACCTGATGATTGTGACGGCCGCGTCGGAAAACGACCTGAAGATGGTCCCGCGCCGGGTCTGCATGTCGGATGAAGTCGAGACGATTGAAGATCACGATGGCGGCGATGCTGTGGCTCTGGCTGAAGCCCGCGTCGAGTCCTATGGCGACCGTGCGCTGTGTGTCCGGGTGTCATCGCCGCGCTTCAAGGACGGGCCTATCGAGAAAAGCTTCAAGGACGGGGACATGCGCCTTCCGTTTGTGAGGTGCCCGTCTTGCGATCATGAACAGGTGATGCGCTGGTCACGGAAAAAGGATTTGCGTGACGAAAAGAACAGGCTGGTCAGGTGGAAAGAGGATACGTCGACCGGGAGATGGGATTCCAGGTCGGTTCGCTACCACTGTGTCGAGTGCGACCATCCGTTTTCGGAAATCGAGCGTCGCAATGCGATCCAGAATGTCCGGTGGAAGCAAACCCGGTCATTCACGTGCTGCGATGACAAGCCGGAATTGGGAGGCGGCAGGCAGTTTCCAGAGCAGACCCGAAGCTGGATAGATTATTTCCACGAGAGCGATGGACGCCATGTGGTGAGCTATGCGACCTGTCAGGTCTGCGGCAACAAGGGGCTTTCGAACGAGCACGCCTCATTCGGCCGGGCCTCTCGCCTGTATTCGCCAAAACCGCTGAACAAGCTGGTCAGATTGTGGCGGGATGCCCTGCAATCGCCAAGCAAGTTCCAGACTTTCGTGAACAACGAACTGGCAGAGCCTTACGAGCACGAGGATACGACCGACTGGTCGGTTGACGGCCTTATGGCGCGTCTCGAGAATTACGATTTCCCCGTTCCATCGCGTGTGTCCGGCCTAGTCGCTGGCGTTGACGTGCAGGAAACGTGGATCGAAGTGACCGTGCTCGGCATCGGTCGCCAAAACGAGACATGGGTTGTCCATCACGAGCGCATTGCCGGCGATTTCGACCATATCAAGGTGCAGCGCGAGCTGGATGAGGTGCTTTACCGCGAATATGTCGGCAAGGACGGCCGGAAATTCCGCATAGAGCAGACATTCGTCGACTCTGGCTACAAGACGACCAGCGTATACCGCTACACCAAGGCCCGGGAGCAATACCGGATCTTCGCATCGAAGGGCTGGAACGAGACAAAGAACATCCACCCGGTTCACCCGAACAATTTCACGATCAAGGGCACGGTCAAGGCCAAGCTGTTCATGATCGGGCACAACAATGCGAAGGCGGATTTCTTCTCGTTCCTCTCGAGGTCAGCACCCGGCCCCGGCTTCGTCCACATTCCCCGGACGGTCGACAAGGAATTCCTTGAAGGTCTGCTGTCGGAGCGTCGGGTGCGCGTGCCTGGCGGGTTTGTCTACAAGCCCAAGAGCGACACGACCAGAAACGAGCCTCTCGATACGTGGTGCCTTGCCTATGCAGCGGCCGAAGGTCTGCGCCTGGCGCACAAGAACGTGCTGCTGTTCGATATGTGGGCAGATCAGCAGGGCATAGGCAGGGAGCCGACTGAATCGGAGATGGCGCGCTTCCCGGCTGCGGCTCAAGAGCATGTTGCCCGTGCCACCAAGGAAGCCCTTGGCAAGCTGGCCACCAAACGTCCTTCTCGCATGCCGGTCGCGAAACCGGATGCGGAGCAGCCGGAACCTGCAAGCCAAACTGATGAAGTTGCACAAAGTAGCGATGATAAGCTACAATCTGCGGAGTCGGAGCGTCGAGCGGCTAAGCCAGTTGGTCCCTCCCTGCCATCGCGGTTCCCGCAAATCGCTCGGCGTTCCGGCAACAGGAATTTTCGGAACCCCTATTGAGTGAAAGGCGGGCTGTGGCTGGCGATGTTCAATCCGAGATGGTCAGGCTGAAGAACCTGATCACAAATCTCGAAAATGCCATCGCCACTGGTGCGCGGTCCGTTTTCTCCGATGGGGAGCGTCTCGAGTATCAGGACACGAGATCGATGTTGCTGGCTCGCGACGATTTCAAGCGTCAGCTGGGCAACCTTCAGCGTTCGAACCGCAGCCCTTGGCAGAGCTTCAACCAACGCCCGACAATGAGGTGGTGATATGGGTTTTCTGACCCGTCTGAGGGCAGTGGTCGACCCATGGGGTGTCCGCGCCGATTACATGAACGCCCGTTATCCGCATCGGAAATTTGACCGCAGCACGGTCAAGGCGATGACGCTTGCGACTCGGGGTTATTCAGAGGGCAGGGGTGGTGATATCATCCGTGACCGCCATGGCCGGGTGATCGGATCGCAGAACGTCGGACCCCGCACGTTTATTCAGCAGAACGCTGCGGTCATGCGCCGTGAAGGCACCATTCTGGCGAGATATAATCCGCATGCCCGGCAAGCGGTTCGCCAGATCGTCAATTCGGTCCTGTCGAACGGCATCAACATCAACGTCACGGCAAAGCGCAATCAGGCTTTGGTGCAGGCGACTTTCCGTCGCTCATTCGAAGAGACAACGGAACTCGACACCAAGCGCAGGATGAACTTTCACATGCTTTCGCGCTTCTGGCTGAAAACCAGGCTCGAGCGTGGCGGCGTGATCATCCGTATTCGGCCGCGCAAGCCTGAAGATAAGCTGGGGGTTCCGATTGCCCTGCAGACCTTGAGCTATGACTATCTCTACGATGGTCCGGTGCCGAATGACCTGAAGCCGGGTGAGACATTCTCGAACGGTATCGCATTCAACGCCCTTGGCGAGGAATCGGCGTTCTACCTTTATCGGGTTCACCCCGAGGATTCGATGACGGGTCGGACGCTGGCCAATGTCAGCCGTGTCGACAAATACGATTCCAGCGGCCTTCAGCAGGTCATCCATTGGTTCGAGCCGTTCCACGAGGATGACCCGATTGGCATGCCACGCGGGTGCATCGTCTATGACATCGTCACCCGCAAGATGGACTATGATTTCTCCATCCTTGACCGCAAGCGGATTGAAGCCAAACGGACGAACGTGCTCGAGGCCGATCACTCGGCAGATCCGAACGACCTTCCCGGGCGCAACACACCGACCGAATGGGTCGATGAGGATGGCGTAATCCACGAGGGCGTTCCGCCATCATTGCCTGCACCTGCTGTCCTTCCATGGTCGGATGCGCAGGATTGGGCAAATACGCAAGGCAACGTTGCCGTCGATAATGGTGACGTTTTCGTCGTTCCGCCTGGCTACAAATACAAGCCGCACGAGGTTTCGAATTTCCAGGACCATCCGGCATTCTCGGAAGGGATGCTGAGAGAGATCGCCATCGGGTTCTTCGCTCCCGAGTGGCTGGTGACTGGCGACCTGCGCAAGCTATCGTTTGCGGGTGGTGAGCTTGGGCTGCTGTATTGGCAGGAAGACTGCAAGGCAGAGTGCGATGATTTCATCGTGAACGTCTTCCACCCGATCGCACGGGCATGGGCGGTCTATGGTGAGCGTGCCGGCATGTGGCAGGCGAAGGGTATCACCTTCTCGGCTCGCCACAACCTGTTGCCGACCCGCGACAAGCTGAAGCGGATCAAGGAAGTTGGCGCAGCCATCAACTTGGGCCTGATGTCTCGCGAGGATGCCATTCTCGAGATCGGCAAGGATACCATCGAAGAGGTCAACGCCAAGATCGAACGCGAGGTGGCGTGGGCACGCGAGAGGGGAATTCCGCTCGAGCCGGGTCTGTATGCGGTCGCTGCAAGCGGCTCGGCTGGTGCGTCGGTGATCAAGGAAACCATGACCGAAGCCCTGCAGGAAACCCTGCCAGATCTTTCGCAGCAATGATTTTTGACGGAAAGTTGCATAAGCTTGCTACAATAGGCTATTATTCCAGCATGATCACTCGAACCGCAAATTTTGACGTTCGTCACCTCGCACAGGGCAAGGGCGCCATGGGCTTTGACCCAGGCGTTCTTGTGTCTGGTGCTGTGCTGAAGGTGCGTCGGGAAAAGGTCGCAAAGCAGGAGGGTCGCAGCAATGGATCCGATTGAAATCCTGCTTTACGGCGTCATCGGTTATGCTGAGGACGATTGCACCGCCAAGTTCGTTCGGGCGCAGATTGCGAACAGCGAAGGCGACATCATCGTCCGCATCAATTCGGGTGGCGGCTATGTTGTCGAAGGTCTGGCGATCTTCAACGCTCTGGATGAGGCCCGCAAGGCTGGTCGCAAGGTAACTGTCCATATCGACGGTCTGGCTGCATCCATGGCTTCGGTCATCGCGATGGTCGGCGAAGAAATCCACATTGCCGACAACGCCATGATGATGATCCACAATCCGTGGGACATTGCCATGGGCGATGCTGAAGCCCTGCGTCGCAAGGCCGATCAGCTGGACAAGGTTCGCGATCAGCTGGTCAAGATTTACGCAGACCGCACCAAGCTGAGTGTCGATGCTGTGACCGCCCTGATGAAGGCGGAAACCTGGATGGATGCTGATGAGGCCGTCGAGAACGGCTTCGCCACGTCCAAGACCGAAAGCGAGTCTGCGAAGGCGCAGGTCAAGCCGGTCGATGTTTCGCAGTTCGGCTTCAACAAGGTTCCTTCTGGAAATCCTCTCATTGTTTTCAACCCGGCCAAACCGTCCCCTTCGACGGCGATGGCATCAACCCAAGTGTCGAAGGAGACTACTGTGGATCCCAAACTGATTGCCAAGATCCTGGCATTCGCCCGCGCCAACAATGTTTCTGCGGCTCTGCAGGACAAGGCTCTTACTGGCGAAATCACCTATGACGAAATGGTGGCACAGCACAATTCGGAGGTTGCGGCCGCTGCCGCTGCGGCTGCCGCTGGCAACACGGATCCGGCGCCCGCCAATGCTCTGAACGCCGCTGCTGTCACCCGCGTGCTGAACTATGCCCGTGCTCATGCCGTCGCTGATGACCTCCGCGATCAGGCTCTGACCGGTGCGATCACCTTTGACCAGATGATCGATCAGCACATGGCTGCGCTGGTGGATGCCGATATGCAGAATGACACGTCGAACGTGCGCACTCGCAATCAGCGTGAAACCTCGCCTGCTGACGAAATCCGCATGCGCGCACAGATGCTGACTGTGGCTTCGCTCGAAGGTCTTGGCCTGAGCGTGCCGGAATCGATGCGCCCCGATGAGCGCACCCGCGCCTATGGTGAGCAGTCGATCCGTTCGCTGGCGTCGGCTGTCTGCCGTGTCAACGGTATCCAGGTTCGCGCCGATGCTAGTGACCGTGAAGTGATTCAGGCTGCTATGCAGGTGCAGGGTGCACGTGCATCGGCCGGCGGCGTGATTTCGACCGGAGATCTGGGCAATGTGCTCGGACAGCCGATCCGTGCTGTGTTCGACCGTGGTTATCAGGACCAGCTGGCTGAGACGACCTACGGGGAATACACCACCGAAATGCTGGTGCCTGATTTCAAGGGCGTGTCGATGGTCAACATCGGCCTGTTCTCTGGCATCAAGAAAATCAGCGAAGGCGGCAAGCTGCCTCTCGCCAAGCTTGGTGACGGTGCGCGTTTCGTGCAGCTGGGCACCGATGGTCTGAAGGTCAGCTTCACTCGTGAGGCGATCATCAATGACGAGTTTGGCGCACTGATTTCGTCGGTGAACATGCTCGGCATGATCTTCCGTCAGACCGAAGACGATCAGGCTATGGACGCTCTGGTCAACGGCGTGATGGTCGAAAAGAATGCCGCTGGCGGATGGGAAGAAAGCGATGTCTTCGCTGAAGAGTATAACAACCTGATCGAGGTTGCGGCTCTGGACGATGACGGCATTGCAGCTGCCCGCCTGGCTATGCGCTCGCAGCGTGGCAAGGGTAATTACCGCCTGAACATCGCACCGCGCATTCTGGCTGTGTCGCCTGACCTTGAGAATGCAGCGATGAAGCTGATCGCTTCCAATGTGGTGGCTGCGAAGCTTGCCGATGTCTCGACTGCACAGGCGATGAACCTGCGCGTGATCGTGCTCGACAAGCTGCCTGAAGGCACGTTCTTCCTGATGGGTGCAAAGCAGTTTGCGCAGATCGTGAAGGTGCTGCGCCTGCAGGGTTCGCGTGGTCCGCAGATCTATTCGATCCCGGTTGCAGATCGCCTGTCGCTGGAATGGGGTGCGATCAATGACTTCGCTGCCCAGTGTGTCGGCCGTGTCGGAATCGTGAAGGGGACGATCGCTTAACGGCGGTCGTTTCCTCTCCCCTCTAGTCCAGGAGTGAAATCCAATGATGAACAAATCTTATGAGGCGGATGGTGCAGATCGCCTCACCCTGACTGCCCCGGTGGGCGGTGTGGTTTCGGGTGGCTTCTACAAGTTTGGCCGTCTGTTCGGCTGTGCTGTGTCGACCGTCCCGGCTGGCAAGCCCTTTACCCTTGATCGCAAGGGTGTGTGGAATGTGAAGGTCGAAGCGCAGGGTGCTGCCATCACGGTCGGTGCGCCGATCTATTGGGAAGCGGGCCGTGCGGATGCAGAGTTCCACCGCGACAACACCGATACCGGTGGCGTTCTGGTTGGTTACGCTGTTGAGCCGCTGGCGTCGGGTGCGGTCGGCTTTATCGACGTGCTGATCGAACCGGTCAACGAACCTGCCATCGCTTAATCGAGATAAACCCCAGGAGCGGGCCGGTCATCCCTGTGGTGGCCGGCCCATTTTTGTAAGGACCGCACGGCCATGGCCTTGAAAGACCTTATCGGCGGTATCGCCACGATCATGGCGCCAACTTTCGCCGATGACGAACCATGGGACTATCACCATGTCGCAACCGATGAGCACGTCGAGGTGCAGGCGTTCCTGAAATTCAAAACGGATGAGAACGATCCGATGCGCGGTCCGACCAAGCGTCAGAAGGTGCCGGTGGTGAGGGTGGTGAACCTGCCATGGGTCGATGGCGATTGTGTGGGGGACATGATCACGTCGCCAGACGGCAGCCGGTATGAGGTGCTTGATGCTGACACGCGGGCGTCGGGATGGACGGATCTGTTCGTTGGCGAGCGCAACCCTCCCGAGTGAAGTCGCGAATTTCCAGTCGAAGTTTCCGGCAAGCCCTTTCGAGCCTTATTCAGGCGTGCACATTTTCTGCGCATAGGGCGTGACGTCTTCCGGCGGCATGTCGAGAGCGGCCGTTGATTCATACGCCCTGACACACTGCTGATAGGGCGAAAAATAGACGTAAATCGATACCGCGACGATCAGGCCTACTGCCACGATGATGGCTGCCAGGACATTCTGATTCATGCTTGCCGCTTCCGTCGCTGTCGATGGTGGCCAAGGCATATCGCAGCACGGTGATCTACGCCAGCGGGCATGGGCTATTGCCGGGTGATTGCATAATGTAGCTTGTATCTGTTATATTTGCGACATGCATGTAAGAGCGGACATTATCGAGGCGTTCGAGAACACCCTGGAAGCCCTTCCGGTGGTGGGGTCTGTCTATGATTTTGTCGCTGTCTCGACACCTCCACGCCCGCCAAAGAACAAGGCGATTGTCGAACTGCAGCTTGCCCTTGAAGGCGAAAACACCCGCATCGATGGCGGCTATCTGCCCAGTGAGGCCGTGCTTGATCGTCCGATTTTCATGTCTGCCCGTGTGACCGCGAACGTGCCCCGGGACATGACCGGCAAGGAATTCGAGCGGAACGTGGTCGCTCCTATCGAGACGGCTGTGGCGACCTGCGAACCCCTCAAGACCCTGTGCAATTCGTGGATCCTGCAAGGCATCGAACTCGAGCCGGAAATGGATGGCCAAACCGAAACGCTAAGCGCCGTGATGGTGTGGAAGCTGACCTATTCAACTCTCGCCTCTGCCCCGGGCAAGGCACTCTAAGGAGCCGCAAATGTCTATCGCATCCCTTTCTCCCGGAACGCTTTTCCGCCCCCGTGGGCAGGGTCTGCTGACCATTGCCGGCGTGACGCAGCCTGTCGGAAGCGTTGACCTTTCTCGCACGATCACCGTGACCGATGCTGACGTTTTCACCAACGAGTTCTACAACAAGACGCTGATCGACAGCCAGATCGACGAATTCCTTTGCGAACTGACCCTTGGCTTCAGACAGGTCAGCAAGCTGGCTTTGGCCATGGCGAACCTGTCGAATTATCATGCGCAGGCGCAGGCGGCGGCGCAGGGTGTTGAGGTTGCCTTCGATCTGACCGATCAGGAACTACCGGTCACCGTCCCGCTGGGCAAGCGCAAGACCAAGGATCATGTGGTCACCTCGACGAACGCTATCGATTTCGTCGAAGGCGTGCACATCATCACTCATGCTGGCGATAAATCGCCCGGCTTTGTGTCGTTCATTGCGATACCGGCTGGTGCCGATCTGGACGGCACGATCACGTTCGACTGCGATGCTGCCAATGCGACCCGTTTCAACATCGGCGAACTGTCGAGTGTGGAAGCGAAGTTCGAATGGATTCAGGCATCGAAGCCTGGCAGCGACCAGTCGGACATCTATCACGTTTACCACAAGGTGCAGTTCCGTCCCGATGGGGACTGGACGCTCTCGAGCGATAGCGCGGATCCAATGATTTTGACCGTGAAGGGCAAGTGTGTTGCCGACACCACCAAGCCCGTCGAACAGCAGATTGGCTACGTCGAAATTTCTGACGACTAATTCTTCGTGGGACTTGGGAGGGGTTCGCCTCTCCCATTTTTTCCATATTTCCAAGGGAGATATCTGTGAATTTTGTCAATCCGATTGACTTCGTTGAACGCGACGAAATCAAGCTCACCATCAAGGGCAAGCCGGTCACTGGCTATGCGATCGATCTTGATGAGATGACCAAGCTGGGCAAGCAATTCCCGTGGTTTGGCGAACGCCTGAAGGGCAAGGATATCAGTCATGGCGATGTGCCTGAAGATGAAGTCCTTGATGTGTCTGCGATCATTGTCGCGACCTGCGTTGCTCCCGATGCCCGTGGGGCAGAGCGTGATGCTGTTATCGCATCGGCCCGCAAGATCCGCTTTGCTGACCGCATTGATCTGATGCAGCAAATCATCACCGGCTCGTTCCCTGAATCGGGAGCGGTGGATGCAGAGGGAAACGTGAAGGTGGCGGGCAACCGCAGCCAGCGTCGAGCCGCCCGCTCGAAAGGTGGTGGCGTGAAGCAGCCGACCTGAGGGTCTACGGGCACTATTTCTGCCCCGAAAGAATGAGCCCAAGGCTCATCAGCGAACGCCATGCAGACGTGATGGATTCACACCACCGCAGGGTGGCCTTGGATACGCATTCACGTCTGGTGGCGGCTGCTACGGCGTTCGGCGGCAAGAAGGACAAGATCTACGATCCGTTCATCGAACGCCTGACCGAAGCGACCAATTCCGAAAAGGTCGAAAAGCGCACGATCAGCATGGCGGAGCTGGCCAAGATGGGCCGGGAGCTATTGGCTGAACAGGCCGATGAGACGGAAGAGCAGCGGCTGGATCGGGAAGCCAAGGATGCGGCCTTGATGTCATTGTTCGCCAAGCACAAAGATTCTGCGGCGCGAATAGCATAATGTAGCATCAATATGCTAACATCTGGCCATGGCGACCACTCAGCGTTCCAACATTGAAGTTTTCTTTCGCGTCCTTGGCGCTGAGAACCTGCGCCGTCAGATGCAGCGGGTGTCTCAGGCCGGGATTGCGACGGGTCGCCAGCTGGGCAATTTTGGCGCCGGGATTGGCAGCGCTCTGGACTTTGCAGGGCAGAAAGCGATCCAACTTTCCCGGACGCTGGCAGTTGTCGGTGCTGTAGGCTTTGGTGCGCTCGCCAAGGGGATTCAGGACACCACCAATGCGTCGGCTGAACTGACATCAACTGTTCTCGCTCTAAGGGCGGTCAACGGGGAAATCTCGAAGGCGAGCGGCCTGCCACGGTTCCGCGCAACTGCCGACGGCAACCTGATCGATGAGAATTCTGGTGGTGCCAGAAAGTCGGCAGCGAACCTTGCCTTCATTCAAAACACGGCTGATCGCACAGGCGCGTCGATTCTGAATCTGTCGCGTCAGTTCGTCCAGTTGAACGCATCGGCCTCTGCGGTCGGGATTCCTGTCAAGAACGTCGAGAACCTGTTCACGGGCGTGACCAGCGCGTCGAACGTGCTTGGTGTATCTTCCGAACAGACCTCTCGAGCTTTCGTTGCCCTTACGCAGATTGCATCCAAGGGTTGTCACGCCCCTGGCACCCTTATTTTGATGTCGGACTATTCCGAAAAGCTTGTCGAAGAAGTTGTCGTTGGCGATGAACTGATGGGTCCGGATGGAAATCCGCGCCGTGTTCTGCGTCTTGCGCACGGCACTCAGGACATGTTCCGGGTTATTCCTTCGAACAAGATGTGCCACCCGTTTGTGGTCAATCTTGACCATAAGTTGCGTCTCGCGACTGCGCTTTATGGTGTTGAATTCACCATCGAAATGTCGGCATATCTCTTGCTGCCGCAAGAGGTTCGCGACGAACTGTTCTTGATCAACCGTCATCATATCAACCAGCATGTTAGCTTCACGGTTGAACCGGTCGGTTGCGGTGAGTTCTACGGTTTCCAGATCGAAGGCGACCACCTTTATCTCGATGCTCAGGGCTTCGAGCACCACAATACCGTCGCGGCCGAAGAGCTCCGTGGCCAGCTATCGGAGGCTTTGCCCGGTGCGATCCCGCTTGCCGCTAAGGCATATAGGGTTAGCGTAAAGCAGTTCCTGGACGCTGTAGCCAAGGGCAACGTTGACGCCGCATCGTTCATCAAAAAGTTCGGCGATGCCCTGAACAAGGAATATTCGTCGGCTGCTGATGAGGCTGCGAACACGACCCGCGTTGCCCTTGGACGGCTGCGCAACGAGTTCTTCCTTGCCCGGGTGCAGATCGGCAATGGCGCGCTTGATCAGGAATTCAAGCGCATCATCGATGCTGCCAACGAACTGTTCGACACTCTGAGCCGGACGGGTGCCTTTGCCCGTTTCGGTGTGAACCTCGCAAATGCATTGCGCCCGCTGGCTGATCGGTTTGAGGCGGCTGTTCGTGGTGGTTTCGACTTCGAGGTCATCCTTGATGCACTGGCAGGTGCGGCCTCAGGAATCGTGCGCGGTTTCCTCGTTCTGGTGTCCGTATCGCGTCAAATCCTGCAAGCCTTTTCGAACTTGAAGGATCTGTTCGAGGATTACGGGTTTTCGCTTGAACCTATCGGCGATCTGATCATCGGCGTGGCTGATGCATTTCGCCAGCTTAGCGAGGTGCTTTCGACCCGGAATTACAGCGGCAACGGCTTCATCGATTTCTTCGCGTCGGTCTATTTCCTGATCGAACAGATCGTCATCGCCCTTGCTCGCCTGCTGAATCCGCAGATCGGTCCGGGCATCCAGTCGCTCGAGCAGGCTTTCGCCCGTGTTGCCCGGTTCATCAACCAGGCGGCTCTTGCGGTGCAGTCGCTATCGACCGGACAGATTGCGCCCGGCCTTGATGAGGAAGGGCAGGGCATCCTTGTCTGGCTGGCTCTGGCTGTCGACCGTGCCCGCTTGCTTCAGGCTGCGATCAAGGAAGCCTATGCGCTGCTATCGGGTGCACCTGCGCCTCAGGGAGCGGACGTTGCCACACAGCAGCGTTTTGCCACCCGTGATGCAGTTGGCGACCTGTTCGCTGGCAGGGAAAATGTTGCCCGGGTCGATGAGCAGGGCAATACGCTCTATGATCCCCGTGATCTCGATATCCTGTTCATCATCCGGGACACCATCGACCGCATCGTCAATTTCATCGTCGCCAACAAAGGTGCCTTTGCGGCTGTGTTCGACGGTGCAGCTGACACCATACAGGCTCTGATCGATATCATCGGCGAGCTTTCGAAGGTGCTTGATCCGGTTGCGCAGGCACTCGGGTTCGAAGATCTGAACATCGCCATCGGTTATGCCATCGGCTTCCTTTTCGTGATGGGCAGGGTGGCTGCGATCATTGCGCTCATTCGTGGCGCAATTCTGGCGATGGTTGGTGCTCTCAGTTCGTTTGCGGCCGTGCTTGGCCTGACGATGCCTCAATTCCTTGTGATTGCCGCAGCTGTAGGCCTGATCGCTTTCGGCGTCGGCAAGATCGTGTCGAACTGGCAGCTTCTGAAGGATGAGGTCGGCAACATCATCACACTGATCGGTGCCGGCCTGACCGATGTGCTCGCCAACGTCATCCGTCAGCTTGCCAACCTGCTGAGCTATCTCCCGGGCATTGGAGGCTTCCTTGACCGTGAGCTCAACCAGCTTGCCGACAAGTTGAATGAGGGCACAGAGGCTGCCCGCGAATTCGTCAACGCCAGTTCGCTCGAGGCGACTTCCCGGCGCCAGGTCGAGAATGGTGGAAAGGATCCGTTTAGCGACGCCGGACCGAATGGCTTCGATGCTTTCTCGTTCCTGTCGGACAGCGGGCTTACCGGCATGGTGAGCGACCTTGGCGATAAGCAGGACGAAACCAACCGCATCCTTGATGGCATCGCACAGCAGAATGCAGCGGGCACGGCTGATCAGGCTGCCATGGAGCGACAGATCCGGGAGGCTGCGGCCAATGCGGCTGGTGGCACGGGTCCGGCTGCCGATTTCTCGCGTCCGGTGATCATCTATCTGAGCGACGGCAGCCAGATCGAAATGCGTGGCAGACCGAATGACGCGAACATCGACCGGTTGGCGGCGCAGGGTGCCAAGAACCGCACCGGTCAAACTCCATCGTGGGCAGGCTGATGACGATACCCTGGACATATCTGACCATCGACGGTGTGAGGCCGCTGAACAAGACAGCGACCAACATCACGGTCGATTGGAGCTTTGTCGAAGCTGGTGGCAGGCTCGTTCGCCTTGCCAATGGCGAGCGCGTGTCCCTGCGCCGTAGACAGTTCGACAAATACAAGATCACCATCAATGGCGAAGCGACCCGCAAGCCTGCGATCGATCATATCGTTCCCGGACAGATCGTCGAGATTGGCTTCCCGGGGCACTTCGACCTTCCCGGCGATGTTGCGGATGAGGATCTGCCGCGTCCGGCTGTGGTGGGTTCGATCCTGCGATTTGGCGAGGTGAATGGCAGGCCGGTTCCGATGGAGCATGGCGACCCGGGAGTGCTTGTGACCGCCTTCCGTCCTGTCCTGCAGGTCATGATCGACAACGTGGATATCAGCGAACGGGCTGGCGACGCCAAGGTCAACTGGAGCATCACAGGGGAGGAAGCCTGATGCCTCTCGGCAATGTGTATGTCGCTCTGGTCGGTGATGATGAGGAATTCGATCCGGTGCTGCATGCGCGGCATGATTTCGATCTGGTCAACGCCTTCCCGAAATGGTCGGAGAAAGATTTCTGGGCAATCGATCTGGAAATCGACAACCCCGGTGGCGGCTTGTTCCGTCCGGGCAAAACCCGGGTGTTTATCTCGGAAGACGTAAACGGGGTGGTGCAGCACAGCTTCACGGGGCGGCTTCAGGGCTGGCCTCTTGGTGCAGCTGGTGAAACCGTCACGGTCACTCTCAAATGCAAGCCTAAAAATCACGAGGCTGTCGAGATTGATGCGCTGTCAGGTATCAACGATGACCCGTTCTACTGCTTTTCGGATCCTGACGACAAGCGCACGTCCGATGTGGTTCTGGCTGCCCGCTCTGCCTTGCTGCATTGGGGCCGTGATGAATCTGCGCCGGTTCTGGTTGATCTGATAGAGGGCAACGGGTTCATCGATATTGGCGACGCCTTCATTGAAGGCAGCCTGCGCTTTGACGAACCGGGAGAGCACATCTCCAAGGTCGAAGTGACTGTGAAGGCCGAATGGCCCCAAGCCCTTCCGGTGGCGGTCGATATGGCCGGTGCGCTTGGCGATGGCATCTTCGGGACGCTGTCTGGTCCGACGTTCGAAATCCCTCAATTCGGGGAGACGGTTGGCGACTGGACGATCATCCGCTCGAGCGTGGCGGAAATCGGCATTCCTCCCGGTGGCTTGAGCCCTTTCAGCCGGACCTATGCGTCATCGCCGAACAAGACCAGCAAGGTGCAGGCGAATACGGACACCGGGTCTGTCGATGTGCGGTTCCGGCGCCGGTTCTTCGATGTGGATTTGCTTGCGGCATCCGTGCTGACAGCCAACCGCCGGGAGACGCTCAAGTTCACACTGGCCTGGACGGGGCAGGAAATCGCCAATTACGACGGGCTGACCGAAACGGTTGAACTCGATTGCCGGAACATGCGCCGGGACGTGTTCAGCGGAGAGGCACCCCCCTGGCAGCCGGGCGTGGCTGTGAACAAAAACCAGATCGCTTCCTTCAACGGTGCGACATGGCTTTGCAACACCGCCCATGTGACGGGTGGATCGCTCTATGCGGATTTCGACAAATGGGATCCGCTGCTGTTCGATTACAGCCCGTCCGGTGGTCAGGCATCGTCCAAGTTCTTCGGTGCGCCGATCATCCTTCAGGGCAACGCTCCGAGTGGCAATCAGCAGCTGATTTTCCGTAACCCGACGCCTGGCTGGTATGCGTTCCGCTATGCGCTGTTGCAGGCGCGGGCGAAGCTGATCACCGGGGTGAGGGTGGTGACGGCTTCCTTTGAGGTGCCTTGGATCAATGTCTGGAACATCACGGGCCGGGAGCGCATTCGCATTGCCGATCCGATGCTGCCCGGTGGCGAGATGGTGGGCAAGGTTACGGCCATTTCGGCTGACCTGATCGATGGCGTTGCGACGATCACGATTGCTGCGGCCCCAGGCAATGGCGGGTTCGAGCCTGTGCCTTTCATCCCGAATTATGCCGTGCCGACACTGGTCAACGCAGGGATAATCTCTGCCGACCTCGCGTTCGATTTTGCGGCGCAGGAAGCGGCTCTGGCTGCCTTTGAGCATCCTGCCGATGCCGACCTGTTCGAGCTTCTGGAAAACGACCTGCGCACCCGCCTGAATTGGGTTCTGGCGCCAACGTCGGACACGCCCGAATTCGAGGTGACGGTCGATGTCGGCACCCTGAACTTTGACACTGACCAGATGGTGGACCTGTATTCATGATCGAACGTGCCCTGAAGAAACTGCAGGCCAAGCCCCCCAAATCGGGTGACGTGCTACCCCGTGGCGGCAAGCCATCGCTGGCTGTGAGTGAGGTGACGCGGGTTCCGCCATCGGACACGGATTTCCAGCGCAACGAGAACGGCATCATGAAGCGTTCGGGCACACCGACGCTGGGCATGGGGCATGACTGGGGATGGATGCCGCAGCGGGCGATGGAAATCCGCAACAGCGTTCATTCGGTGATCGACCTTGGTGCGAAGGCCGGCGCGGTATCCCTGAAGGTGGAGCATGCACAGATTTACGTGGTGCAGCCATCGGCGGCGATATCACTGCTGTTCGACACATCCGGTGTTGTCGATACCTATGGCCGTGAAGGGGTGAACGTCGACTTTCTGGTGATGATCGAAAACCCTGGTGGCTTTGGCGTGACCGTGAATGTCAATCATTGGGCACCGACCGGGGCTGCGCCGAACCTCAACCGGGCTGGCTTTTTCGAGCTTCTGGTGTCGATCGCATTGCTGCCGTCGCGTCAGATTTCGCGTGGCTATCCCTGTATCCAGGATGTGACGTGATGTTTGGTCTGCCTCAGCGCCGGATGTCGGCTGCCCTCAACACGCCAGTCGAGTATCCGGCGGATTATAACGTTTTCAATAATTATTACATTGGCCGTAGACCAGGCGGTGGATATCAGATTGGCAGAATCTCGTTTGCACCTCCCTCGGGCAATCCAGGTAATGAGGTAGTTAATGGAAGGTTCTTAACCTATCTGGCAAGAACTGCACCTGCCAATGATATAATATTTTTGGCAGGATCTTTTTTTGGCGATAATCCCAACGCCGTTCGAACTGATAATGCAGATTCTGACACGGTTTATAACCGTTCGGAAACGCACCCCTACGGGTTCTTTTATCCGACGGGCAGGAATGGAGCTTTGCTGCGAGGAGCATATGGTGCATCTGGCAGTTGGCCGGTTGGAGTTGTGTCTACTCGCGGAACTGGGAACGATGTCTATCTGTTTGATGGAAGCAGAGATTTGCCTTTTGAAATAATCGTCTACTTTAGAAAAGATATCTATGGGCTTGATAACGTCCGCCGACTATCTACGTCCCCAGCTGAAATACTTGCAAGCGAGCAAACCGGATTTTCAGAGAGAACGGTTGCCTACAGATTTGAAAGCTCAATACCCAGGCTACTTTTTGAAGTAGAAGTTTTTGACATAAATTTGCCATTCTGGACTTGGAAAGTTTCCCCATACACAGGAAATCTTGCAAATGGTAGATATAGGATAAATAACGGTGTTATAACAACGACACCACCTAACAATTTGCCTAATTGTGAGATTAGGTCGCAGATTAGGTTTGTATATTCATCTAGTGACGGATTTTTGCCTAATGTCCTTAGTGGAAGCCAAACATTTCGGGCTGCCTGTGTAGAATCCGACAGATCACTCTTGAGTCTTCCGTTAGGAACATCTCCCGATCCAAATGATATAAATCCTATATGGAGCCTGTATGGAGGCGATGTTCGCATAAATTGGCTACGGCAAGTGTCTGTGAACGGTGGACCTTGGTATACGCCATCAGCCCCTTTTCCAGTACCGACAAGTCCGCCAAGTCCTATCATTCAAACCCAAGGTGATCGATGGGTCAGGGCTTTAGCTACCGGGATTGGGATTCAAAAGGGCATGCCAACTCAGCTTGTCTCGCCATAGCATCCCAAATCAGGACATTTTGACATGAAAGGATGCATCAAGTATTGCAAAGAGATATTCGGCGGTCGTTTTGCGCAATTAATGCAGGGGGTCAGCTTGACTAAGGCCACGCGAAGACAGCGGCAAATCAAGGAATTGTATGACACGCTCGGCTCATTGAATGCCGTAGTCGATACTCTGGGCATCTCATACACCAATGCGTCAAAGCAGCTGCGGCTCTATCGGCAGTCGGTTGGCGAGATGACAGCCAGATTGCGCGAACCGATGGTCAATGGTGAGGGCGTTTCGCACATCACCGAACGCCAGAGGCAGGTGAAGGAAATGTTCGACCGGCTCGGGTCGCAGTCCGCTGTGGCGAGGGAATTAGGTGTCAGCACGGTTACGGTTCGCGAAAAACTCATTCAATACCAGCGCAACCTCCAACGGGATAAGGGGGCAACTGTCCTGACGCTCGAGGCCATGAGCAAGGGCAGGATCTGCAAGGACAAGCGGGGCCGTCCGTCATCGATCCAACTTATGGACGAACTCGAGAATGTGCACGTGCTCTTGCCCAAGAGCTTTGACCCGCAAGGCGACAATGACGATGAGCCCGGGGATGAGGGCGAAGAGCAAAAGACCTATTCCTGGCGCCGGAACATAGAACCCCGGGTGATACCGCCACCGGCTTCCGGCGTTGCCCGTGGCATTGTTCTGGTGGGGCAGGATGCGACCAACATCCACGAGGGGCTATGGCGCAACATCGCGGCCTTCGAGGCTGACCTTCGCTCCCGGTCATCGTATTTCGAGCGCACCTCTTGCGGGTTCACCTACAACAAGTCCCTGTTTTCCGACCATTCGACGAATGCCGCCTATTTCGATCCAAGGCTCGAGGCTGACATGCTGCGCAACCGGCTGCGGCTGGCTGATGCGGTCGACATCTGTGGCGAGATGAACACCTTGCCTACCAAGGTCAATCCACTATCCGGCTTCCACTCCTATACAGAACACCGCTGGGGCATCTTTCCGCACGCCAAGCAACATCTTGAAAGTGTCGCGAGAATGAAGTCTGCGCCCTACAAGGCGAACCTCACCACCGGCTGTGTCACGCTTCCGAATTACGTCCCCAAAACGGCCGGCCTGAAGGCGGAATATCACCACACGCTGGGCTTTGTGATCTGGGAGATGACGCCGGACGGGCATGTATGGGTCAGGCATATCACCGCCGATCCGGAAACCGGTGATTTCCACGACCTGGACGTGAAGGTGTCAAATGGGGTGGTGACGCGTGGTCACCGGGTCGAAGCGATCAACTATGGCGATATCCATCACGAAAAGCTGGATCCGACCGTTGCCCGTGCGACATGGGGCTATGACCCTGAAAAGGGCGCCATCAACCGGACATGGGCAAAGAACAGCCTTGTCGAGAGGCTGAAGCCCAAACACCAGTTTTTCCACGATCTGTCGGATTTCGCCCCGCGCAATCACCATAACGTCAAAGATCATCTGTGGCGGCTGATCATGGCAAGGCAGAGGTGCGATGATGTCGAACTCGAGCTGAGGCGGTGCTCGAGGTTCCTGCAGGTGACAAGACGTGCCGATTGCCAGTCGGTGGTGGTCCAGTCGAACCATGACAATGCCCTGACCCGCTGGCTCGATAACGCGGATTTCCGGCTCGAGGAAAAGGACCGCAACGTCCTGTTCTTCCTGCGCACCAGCGCCGCCTATTATGAGCAATCGCTCGAGGCCGGGCGCAAGGTTCACATATTCGAGGATGTGCTGAGAGGCTTTGCCCGCGACCGGCTGAAGGACGTGATATTCATCTGTGAGGATGACAGCTATGTGATCGCTGGCGATATCGAGTGCAGCCAGCATGGGCATTTGGGGCCGAACGGCTCGAGAGGCGGTGCGATTGCCCTGTCCAAGATGTCGCCAAGGATGAACATCGGCCATGGGCACGGGCCGTTTGCGCGTGACGGGCTTTGGATGGCTGGCGTCTGCAACCTTGATCAGGGCTATAACAAGGGGCCGTCGAACTGGGCTATCGCGCACATCGTCACGCATGTGGACGGCTCGAGGCAGCTGATGTTCATGTCGCCAGATGGCCGGTTCCACGCCTGACCGGATGATGGTAAAACCGGCGCATGGAGTGGAACGTCCTTCATACGATCATCGCGATCTTCGCCGGGATGTTTGCTTTGGTGGTGATCGCCAAAGCGTGGCAAATCGTGCGGGCATTGGTGCCTGGCTGGCGTGAACGGATGGATCGCATAAGCGGCGCAACACAACGGATATGGGCTAACCGGATCTTCCCGCCGATCGCACTTGCCGTTCTGGCCATGCTGATCTTCGCCCCATTTTTCATCGATAGGGTTCCGCCACCTCCCGGCGATGTGGACGGCTATGTCATTCCTGCCCGAGTGGCAGACGAATAGGCAAAGCGGTCTTTGCACAAATAAGCTACAATCTGCTATGATACTCTCGAGGCGCCGTTTTGTGCGGCCATATGGAGTATGCAATGTCAGATACCAGCGATCTGCTTTACGTGCGCGGCGAAGGCAGAAATGTCCTCCCGACGCCAATCGTCGATGTGAACCTTGGAAATTGGGAGGATCGGTCAGGCGTCATCGTTGATGCCGATACGCCGTATCAGCTGTTCGGTCAGGGCACGACTTCCACCCTGTCGCGGTTCATCGTCAACATCGCCACGCAAGGCGTTATCTGGATCAATTTCCTTGGCGGCGATGCCGAGAAAAACATCCCCGGCAGCATCCCGATCCATCCCGGTTCGATGCTGACAATTCCAACCCGTGCCCCTGTCTCGATTTGCTCGGACACCGCTGGCACCCCTTACACCGCAGGAGAAGCATAATATGGGTCCGCAGATTTTTGGCGCAGCTGGCAGTTCAGGTTCCGGCGGTGGCAGTGGTGTTGCTTGGGACAACCAAGAGCCTATCGTAACCAAGAAGGATCTTGAGATCGTCAATTACGAGGTAAACGAATTTGATCAGGTAGAAATAAATCTGACTGCAGATCAGATTCGTAATACGCTCATTTTCAACAACACTGGCACTGGTTACGTTGAAGATGAATTCACAAACGGATTGATTGTTCGAATGCCATCTCCAGCGGCAATGGAGGCTGAATTTCCTGAAATCGCTGTTGGAGAATCCATTATTTTTGAGATTCATGTTAGAACGCCTCAGGGAAGTGGATTGATTACTCAAACAGGTATGTATCGCATTGGTAATAACATCATTCCAGCAAATGGCTCTGCTACTTTCCGGATTTTCCGTCGCGCAAACATGATGGAACTTTTCGAGGATCCCAATGAGGCTTGGGTCATGCTGCGCACCAGTTGATCAAAACAGCCGTCGCCCGCGTTGCATAATGTAGCTTAAATGTGCGACATTATGCTTCATGGAAATCCCGGCAAACCTCATCCTCATTGGCCTCCATTCTGAGCGGCCGCGATCTGGCAAATCCACGGTCGCGGCCGCTCTCGTGCACGGCTTTGGCGGGAAGGTGTATTCGCTCGCAGCTGGTATCCGGGAGGTTGCCCGTGAGATGAATCTTCACGCGGCTGCTGATGCCGTCGGAGACGAAAAGGACAAGCCTCATCCCGACCTTTACGGTGCCACTCCACGTGAGGTCTTGATCCGCATAGGCGAGAACAAGGTCAGGGTTCATGGCCGTGATTTCTGGCTGAGACGCCTGCTTTCCCAAATCATCGCAGAGACGCCAGCGGCAGGGGATTTCCTTGCCGTGATCGATGACGTGCGCCGGTTCGAGGAAGGCCAGGGGCTTGTCGATATTGGCGCGACGGTATGCACCATAAGCCGGACGGGTGCGCCGAATGTGGAAGACATCAACGGTTGGACATCGGGCCGGGGCTACACCTTCAGCAATGATGGAACGCCCGCCGAATGCGCGGCTCTGGTCTGGCAGCGGTCAGTCAAGGATCGGAGACATGCATGAGCGATTTGCCCGGATTGCTGGCGACGGGAGGGTTCGGGGCAGCCGTGCTGTCAGCCTTCATCGCCTTGCTGCGCACGAACGTGATGCAACAGCGTCTGTTCGCAGAGCACATGAAGGACATGTTGGAGGCGACCAAGGCGGGCGCACGGGCAGATTACGCCGTGGCAGCGGCCTTGCAGCGTATCGAGCACCGGATGGGGCTGCCTCCATCGAACGCCGGATCGCAACCCGACCCGTCGACCGGACAGGGGGGCGTGTCATGACCTTCAGGGAAATCGGACAGATCCTGCGTCTGGCTTTCAGCACCAGCCTTTCTGGCAGCGATGAACTTCGCAGTGCCATCGAAGACAAGAAAGCCGCTGGCGACCTGCTGATGCTGGCTGGAGCGACAATCACCGCAGCCATTGATGGCCATAACGATGTGCACCGGAGCGTTGTCGAGGCGACGAACCGGGCCGGAGAATTCATGTGACCGTGTTTTTCGTATTTCTCTATCTGGCATGGGGCATTGTCGGGTCGCTGGTCGCCGTCAACTATGGCGCCGTTGCCCATAGCACCTGGCGAGAGCAGGGCGGAACATGGCGCAATATTGCCCGTGAATGGCTGTCTGTGCCTGTCTGGCTATTGGCGTGCACCATTCGGGATATCGCCTGTCTGGTGACGTTGCGCGGGCTGCCAAAGGATCCGCCACCGCCCATCCATTATGACGCGGGACACATGCTGCGGTTCTTCGTGGCGATGTCGTTCATTTGCTCTGCGATCTTCGGATTCGTGTTCTGGACGGTCGACCGGTCGGAATGGCCGCTCTGGTTGCTGGTCGTGAACATCACTGCGGTGGTGACGGCCATGATTGCAGGGCTTGGACACCTCTTTCTCGCCTGGCGCAAATCACCTCGCCTGTGGCGTTTCACCACCCTTGGCCTGATCGCGTTCGTCGCGGCTGGCTCGAAATTTGGAAGGCTAATCCTGTGAGCAGAATTCCAGCCATGAATCCCAAGGCGATCCATTCGATCACCGTCCATTGCACTGCCACGCCCCGGGGCCGCGATATCAAGGCGGCTGGCATCACGGCTATTGGTATGCAGCGGTTCGGGCAGCCGTCCTATCACTATTTGATCGAACTCGACGGCAACATTGTCCAGACCTTGCGCCATGATCAGCGCGGTGCGCATACGGGTGGGGCGAATACCGGCAATATCGGGATCGCCTATGTTGGCGGTGTCGAAAACAACAAGGCGATGACGCCAGCCGACACGCGCACGCCTGCACAGAAGGCAGCCATGAAGACGCTGGTGCAGCGTTTGCGGGCTGAATTCCCGGAAGCCATCATTCGCGGGCATCGTGATTGGCCTGGCGTAAAGAAGGCCTGTCCGTCGTTCGATGTGCGCAGCTGGTGCAAGAACGTCGGCATTGTCGATGTGCCACTGACATGAAGCTGTCTGGCCTTCTGGCCATGGCCAAGGCCTTTATCGCAGCCCAGCCGTCGCCATCCATGAACACACCGGTCAATCCGCAACTGACACCGCAGTCGGAGAGCCTGCGCCGGCTGATGACGCTTGCGCTGTTCGGGGCGGGCATCGTGTGCACGGTCGGTGCGGCTGCGATGGTGCTCATCATCTGGCTTGGCGGTTGGACTGACGACACACAGGCGCAGCGGCTGGAAATCCTCTCCTACGCCCTTCTAGGCATGCTGGCTGGCGTTCTGGCTGTGATCGTCTCGTTTGCCATTGGCGGGCCTGTGGGGCGGCTGAAGGGTGGCATCGGGCTTGCGACATTCGAGGCAAGCTCTGGATCGGAGCCAGTTGCGCAGGTCACCACCACTACCACGGTCGATACCGTGGCAATCCCGGCGGATGATAAATCGTCTGACTAAGCCTTTTGGGCTAGTTGCATAATGTAGCTTGTATATGCGAGATTGTGCTTAAGGGAGATTGCACATGCTGGCAAATATCAAGATTGCGTTTGCGGCGGTCAAACCGTGGCTTCGCTACATCATCCCGGCGGTTCTTATCATCGCAGCATCTATCGCGCTGTGGCAGCTGGTGGTCGCACCACGGCTGGCGTTGCTCGAGGCTGAAAAGGCCGCACAGGAAAAGCTGGTCGAAGACACCGAAGCCCGTCTCGAGGCTCTGGCTGCGCAGATCATCAAGCAAGCTGAAATCGACGTGGAGAAAGCGGCTGCGACCGATGAGGCGGCGGCTGTCCGGACTGAGCGTATCGAGCGCACCACGGTGATCAGAGAGGCGGCAGCGGCTCGTGCTGTGGCGAGTGGCGATCCAGAGGTGAGCGACAATCTGGACGCCTTCATTGCCGATATCCGGAAGGGAGAGGGCAAGTGATCATCTCATACAATGCACTTCTGTTGATAGCTGTCATATTGGGGTGCATCATTTCGTTCTGCCTTATCGCAGCAGGGTTCTATTATTTAGATAACCCTGAAGAAGATGACGATTTAGAATTCGGCAAAGTGGCTTTGAGGCTGGGGCAATTTGTTGGCCTTTCGATGGTCGTTTTAGTCGCTCTAGCCGGCTGCACCGACAATCGTGACCGCATCGAAACCGCAGCCCAGGCGGCTGTGTCCCTGCCCAAGATGTCGGACTCCGAACTCACCTGCGCCGATGAGCCGTCTGCCCCGGCGCCAAGGGGTGGGGCAGCGAAGATCCGCGAAAGCCAACTGACCGATTACATCCTCGATATCCGCGAAGCTGGTGCCGATTGCCGGGACAAGCTCGGGGTCGTTCGTCGGGTGTGGAGGAAGGTCGAAGAGACGAAAAGCCGGGCAGTTCCGCCCGCGAACATGGGAGAACCGAAGTGAACCTTTCAATCATCATCCCTGCGATGTTGATGGCGATTGCCGCCATCGCATGCATCCGGTTCCTTTCTGAGAAGCTGCATCAGCAGGATGCCGAGAACGAGCTTCTTGCCCAGATGAACCGTAGGCAGAAAAAGTCATATGACGATCTGATGGAGCGGCACAATTTCCGGCTGAAGCACATTGCCGAGATTGCCGCTGAAGTCAGCGATCTGAAAAAGCAGCTGCCCGCCTATGGCCGCGATCCCAAGACCGGCAAGTTCGTGAAGCGGAGTGCATGATCATGAGCACGACGTTCTATGCAATATTCATCGTGCTGATGCTTATATTTATACCGTCATCGGTATTGAGAGCTTTCAGCGGAACTATCACCTTTAATGCTGAAAGGTGGAGTCAAAAAAAGGTGCGGTTCGCGCATAAAGGGGCAGATTGGTTTTGGTCTGCTATTTCGCTACCATTTCTTATTTTGTGCGTCCACAACCTGTCAGTTGAAGACGAAAGGATAAAAATAATATTTAATATTTTAAATGGTGTGGTGTTATTGTTTATCTTTATCACTCCGTATGTGAAGTTTTTCAGAGGTAAGCTCAAAGAAATTGAGATAAACTCTGCACTTGAGAGCAAATGACCATGCCCCCGTCACACACCACACCCCTCCGGGCGCACCACCTCCAGCTGGATATCAGTGCGCACAACAAGGCAGAGCTTATCGACATGCTGAAGCATTACATCCTACGGATAGAGCAGGATAAGCTTCAGTGCGGCCTTAGCGGGTGGGGTGTGCACGATTATCGGGTCGATCCGGAAATCACGCCGGAAGTCTACCAGCGTCAGGTCGACGCCTTCATCGAAAAGACCAAGGCTGAGAAATGCGCCGGGTCATAATCGAATCCCCCTACGCCGGGGATGTCACGCGCAACCTGGCCTATGCTCGAGCAGCCATGGCCGATTGCCTTGATCGTGGCGAAAGCCCGTTCGCATCGCACCTGCTGTATACCCAAGACGGCATCCTTGATGATGGCATCGCGGCAGAGCGGACCAAGGGCATAGAGGCTGGTCTTGCTTGGGGCAGGGGTGCGGCTGCGACGGTCGTCTATGTGGATCTGGGCATCAGCAGCGGCATGCGGCTCGGCATCGACCGGGCGAAGGAAGAGGGCAGGACAGTCGAGTATCGCCGGATTGGCGGCGAATGGGAGGCGGCCAGCTAGCCGTCATTTGGGGCAGGGAAATGCAGCCCTAAGCGCGCTCATCAGCACAAGAATGTATCGGTCTGAGGCCTTCGTCTTGTTATTTTCGAGATAGTCGACGAAAACCCGCATATACTGATATTTCTCTAAATCCACCGCATCCGGCGGGCAATAATGCCTTGGCCAATTTACCTGTTTGTGGATCTTGTCGATGACCGTGATGCTATCGATCGCGCCCAAAAATTGGGAGGCATACATATAGTCTTGCGGACTGATTTCCGTCGTCTTGTCGGCTCTGTTTTGAAGGATGACTCTTACAGCAGCATCCATCTCACCTGCGTTTTGGGCAAGAGCTCCACTTTGGCATGATAGTGCCAGGGCAATACAGCCGACAATCCAACGCAACATGTTATGCCCCTACCAATCCTTGCCGTTGCCTGATTGAATTTTGATTAGCTCAAACCGCCTTGTCCAGCTTGTCCGGCGCACTGAAATCGACCTTCACCACATTGCCGGAATCATCGGTGCGATAGAGCACCCGTCCCGGCGCCGGCTCGCCAATCACCGCATCGACGCCTGAACTGGCAAGATCATAGCGGGCGCGTGCAATCACGGTATACCAGCATTTCTCACCCCATTCCCATCCTTCAGGCGGGGCAATCTCGAGGAACTGCTGTCTGGTCGAAACCAGATGACGGACGGCCTCATCTATGTCGGATTCCGCATCCTCCAACCGCTTCTGGGCATAGAGAGGCAGCACCTTGCCGTTATTCTCGGGGCCGCGTGTCCACTGGAAAACGGCGTTGCGCTTTACGTCAACGGCATTGGCGAAGTCCTGTTGCTCCATGCCGGTCGCCAGAAGCCGAATACGGAACTCTTCGCCCGATATGATCGAATCGTCTGTGTAGGTGCGTCGCATAATGTCTCTTCGCACATTCTAGCATGATTATGAAAGTGCCGCCCTCGTTTACCACCCGGCAACCCGGAACGACTACGGCTCGAGCCATGCTTATTGCCAATGACACCATCGTGCCATGGTCGCCATACAGGCAGGAAACCTTTCCCCGCTCCAAGGGGAGAGTGATACTGTGCGATGCGCTGTCAACCTATGCCTTGGTGCAGCACGGCATCTCTCCTATCGAAATAGCAGACGCCTTCGCACACCCGGGAGATGATCGCACCCGCTCGATTATCGCATCGGATATCAGGTTTCTTGGCAGCCTGTTCATGGACGGCCGGATCAAGACATTCGCCCGACCGCTGGCTGGTGGCGAACCCTTGCCGATGGCAGAAAGCCTTTGGGAGCTTGATGACTATACCCATAGGTTCGCAACGTGCGCCCTGGACCTGCGCAAGCCGTTCGACGTGGAAGCGACACCGACGCATCGGATTTTCGTTGCGGAGGATGGTCTGCAGGATCTGATCGATTTCTGCTGCGCGGATGTCATGCCCGCAGGGTGGAGCCGATCACCTTCAGCAAAGGTCGCGAAAGAAACCAGCAAGCCTGTTGTCGATGTCATCCCTGCACCGACCGATCGTTTGCTCCGACTGCCAGACGTAGAGAGGCTTGTCGGGTTTAAGCGTAGCGCGATCTATTCGCGGATCGAATCTGGCTCTTTCCCGCAACCTCTCAAGAGCGGCAAGATATCGGTCTGGCGAGAATCGGAGGTCGTGGCCTGGCTGTCAGATCTGGCCTAAAACACACCCCGCCTGCGCCCTTCAATCAACTCCATGGCCGGTGCAGCACCCTGCAACAGCATATCGGCCCATGCGGTCGCCAGTTCCCGCCTGCGCTCCATATAGGCGTGGCGGTTATAGACGAATTCATCGCCGGACATCCCGCTGGGCTTGTGTGCTAGCATCAGGTCGATGATCAGCCGGTCAAGGTTGAACCGCTCCATCCCGAACGCCTGTCGCTCCATACGTCCGTTCATAATCGTGCTGAAGGATGACCGCCATCCATGGGCGCAATGCTTCCCCTGATAGCCAAGCCGGTTGTATAGATAGGTCAGGGTGTTTTCCGACATCGGCTTGTGTGAAGCCCATGTGGAAGGGAAAACCATCATGCCGTTGCCGGTCAGTCTGCGCACGGCATGCAGCACGTCGACCGCCTGCTGTGGCAATGGCACACTATGGTCCCATGCGCTGTCTGCGCCTAGTGCGAGCTCGAGTTTCATTCGGCTGGCAGGAACCTTCCATACCGCGTCGGGAGAGGGCGCATCCGGATTCGACCAGTCGATGCCGTGCAATTCTGTCCAGGGCATCGCTCGCACCATACCGGGCCGCTGGGCAGTGATTGCGAGGAAGCGTGATGCGAGGCGAGTAGTGGGCATACAGGCCGCCTGATCGATTTCGCGCACGAGTATGCGCAAGGCGTCCAGATCGACGATGGCAGGCCGCATCTTGCTCTTGGGCACCCGCTTCAAGGCAGCTTTGACCGAATGAGCAGGGTTGCCGCACTCAGACCCGCTGGCGATGGCATATTCGAAGATTTTCTCGCACCGCTGCCTGAGGCGGGCGGCTGTCTCGATTGCGCCCCGATTTTCGACCTGCTGCAAAACAGACTTCATCAGCATCCGGTCGATATCCTCTATCGGATAGCTGCCCAGCGACGGGAATATGTCACGCTCGAGGCTGGTGATCACGTCATTGGCATGCACGGGCTTCCAGTTGCCCTGCATCTTGCCATACCACTCCCGTGCCCATTGCTCGAATGTCTCAGTGGCCTTGTGTTGCGCTGCAAGCCTTGCGCGTTTGCTCTCGAGCGACGGATCCTGCCCATTTGCCAGAATACGCTTGGCATCCTCTCGTGCGGCGCGGGCTTGCTTCAGTGACATGGCGGGATATCGACCAAGCACCAGCAATTTTTCCTTGCCGTAATACCGGTATTTGAGACGCCAGCTTTTGCCGCCCTTTGGCGTGACGAACAGATAGAGCCCGCCTGAATCAGAAAGCTTGTATGGCCGATCTTTCGGAACCGTAGCCTGTGCGGCTTTGTCTGTCAGCATCGATACCCCCAGTGGCTGGATCGACACCCCCAACATACCCCCGGGAGGTGCCGGAAGGGGACGGCATGATACGGAAGGTGCCGGTCGATTATCGACGGCAAACGCTTAAGAATCAATGACTGAAGGAAGGTGGCGGACGGTGGCAAAAGGCCAAGTGGCGGAGCGGGAGGGATTCGAACCCTCGATACGCTTTTGACGTATACTCACTTTCCAGGCGAGCGCCTTCGACCACTCGGCCACCGCTCCGCATGTCCTGGAAGGCGACCCCCT